AAATCACCCATAATTTTATTTTCTTCTTCCTTAAATTCTTGTGTCATCTCTGCAATCAATTTAGATTTTCTTGCCTCAAGAGCTAAAGTTAAAGTTAAAAGTTGTTGTTGAGTGTTTGGATCTTGTTGTAACATTGGATTTTGTTGAACAGCCATTTGTAGTTGCTGTAGTTGCTGTAACTCTTCTATAAATTCTACTTCAATTTGCTCTTGTGCCATGAATGCAATGTGTTCAAAAATATTTTTTTCTAATGCACCAAGAACTGCCGGATTATTTTTAGCTAAATTAGTAGCCATAAAATTTAAGTGAGTTGTAATATGTGATCTATGATCTTGACCTTTGAATGCTTGAAAAGGTTTACCACTCATTGCTAAAATATTTTCAGTAGCGGGATCCATCGGCATAGGTTGTTGTGGTGGCGGAAGTATTTGGTCAATATTTTTTACACCAATAGCTTCGTACATATCTCTGTATGCTTCATAGATATTGTGTATTTGTGGGTTTGACATTGCAAGTTGTAATTCTGTTTGTGCTAAACTAATTCTTTGTGACTGTGAAAATATATTTGGATCAGCTACAGGTATAATATCTACTCTTTCATCAAAGTCAGTTTGCTTAATCATTCTTTGTGCACCAACAACATCGTATGGATATTCAGGTGGTAGATACTGTGCAAACACATCAGCTAATAATTTAAATTCTTGTTTCATAGCAGAATACATTCTTTTATGGATTGCTGACATTACTCTTGAGCCACGCTCTAATAGAGCAATAGTCGTTCCAACAGCTGCTTGTTGGTTGCCGTCACCGACCTGCATATCAGCAATCGCGGCAAATCTTTGACCAGCTTGAACAACAACACCCATCAATTGTAATAGTGTAGCCGATGGTTCTTTAAATGGTAAAGGCATAAACGCATCTCTAATATTACCACCAGGTGCATCTACATCTCTAAACTCTCCAGGTTTAATTGTTTCAGCTTCATCCCTGAGTCTAATACCTCTTTGTTTAAATCCTGCAGGCATATTTGAAAAACTTCCTGCATCTATCAAAGATCTTAATGTTGCTGTTGCAGTTTTAGATAAACCACCAATCATGTGTATTAAACCAAAGCCGTAGAAACCTAGACCGGGTAAAAATTTAAAATGTACAAAGTAATCTATTTTTTTTCTAAGGGGGTCGCCCATCTTATAGTTTCTTCTAATAGATAAAACTTCTTTGCTGCCTTGATCTAAAGTTACAATGTATGGTAATTTGATTCCTGTTTTTTCTCCAGTCTCTGGATTTAAATCTTCAAAACCCTCTAGATCTAAATCAACGTGATATTCTAAAATTGTAAAATCGCTTTCTTCTTTTGATTTTCTTATACCTTCTACTTCTAATTCTTTTTTCTCAACTTCTGTGTCTTGTGTATATCCAGGTTGTATTTCTATGTCTCTGTAAAAACCTGATACTTGTTTTTTTCTTAAATCGTTTTCTGACATTTTTAATCTATGTATAACAGCCTCTGCATCTTCTAGTGACGTTGCTGTATACGGAACTATCAAGTCGTCTGACGGCACGAATTTGGATACGGCTCTGTCAAGAAGTTCATCGTAATAAACTTTTTTGAAAGCAGAGCCGCTGAGAGGGAGATAAAAAAGCATCTGATCGAACTCGGGTTCATACTCTTTCATCTTGTTCATGAGCTGATAGTTCATGAAGTTTTTTACTCTAGCTGCTTGGTCTTCTTTTACTCTATCAATCACACCCATGATCTGAGTGTGCACTGGACCTTTTGCTGGTAGTAATTCTTTGTAAGCTTGTGCTTGAAACTGTGTGACTGCCTCTCCTAACACCGGGTGTGTTACACCTGATGCACCTTGGAACGGTTGTGTTCTATCTTCGTATTTAAATCCTAAAAGATCTAAACCTTTTATGTATCCGTCTTCCCACTCTTTACGAGAAGATTTGTAATTCATGTAATTGTTAAAAAGCTCTGAGCCTAATGTTCCTAAAACATCGTCAGGTAATAAATCTGCTAAATTATCAAAATGTGATTCTGTGTTTGGTTGATTAACTTTGTTTGGTTCAAAGTTAATATCTACGGATCCGTCTTCGTTTTCTTGTACGTCTACGCCCTCACCACCTTGTGATTCTGCTACTTGTTCTTCTGCTATTGCAACTTCTTCGTCGCTAGGCGTTTTTACTGTGTTCTCTACGACGTTTGGTAGAGCTTTGTCTATTGTTGACATTCTTTTTCTCCGAGTTCTTGACTAGTATAGTCTGTTTAAAAGGAACATTCAACCCTTGTGAGCTTGGTCCTTTCTTTGGTGGTGGGCCACCTCCTGGTATTAATTTAACCATTAATCGTCCAATAATCTTAAACCTTCTATACCTAAAGATAAACCAAGTCCAGCTATTCCACCTCTAGATATTCCTCTTAATGCAGCTTTACCTAAATTTAATCTAGATAACTTTCTAAGAGTAGGATTTAATCCTCTAGTTATTTTATCTGTTTGATCTGCAAATATTGGAGCAATATAGTTTATTGGATCAGTTGCTATATCTACAGCTGAATCACCTTCTGCTATTTGACCTGCTAAATCTGCAGCTGCAAATGGAAGAAGTGCTCCTGGAGTTGCAGCTATACCTAAACCTCTTCCTAAAACTCTAGCACCTGTTCTAGTTAATCCTTTTTTCTCAACACCAAGCGCTCTTGATCTGCTTGCTTTAATTGTTGATGGTGCACCCAAAGCTGTTGCTCCTGCAACTGTTGCACCAAGTGCAGGTAATTGATAATCTAATATTGCAGGTCTATCAAACTCTGTTGTTATTGGATCTGTTGCCATTGCAACCAACATACTTTTTTGTTGATCTTCGTTTGATAAATAACTTGTTGGGTCATCGTTTCTAAATTCTTTTACAACTTGTGCACCAACCGCTCCTACTGCACCTGCGATACCAAAGGTTCTGATACTAGGATTTTTTAAAAAACCCACAGCCGCGTTTTTAAACTTTGGAAGAATACCCTCTGTTTGAGAAACTTTATTTAAAGTTCCAACTCTATCTGTCTCCATAGCTTCAGCCATTTCATTTGCACAACCTCCAGAAAACCCTATTCGACCGCCATCTTTACTAAATGCAACTCTACCTGCAAAAATATTACAAACGTTTCCTGTATTATTTTGAGCGGCTGATATAATTGTGTTTCTAATATTACTTTCCCAAAATGGTTTTGCTTTTTTAACATCAACATAGAACCCTTTGTCTTTTGCAAATTGCCCAATATCAAGTCCTGCATCTTTAAATCTTTTTAAAGTCTTTGGAGAATAAATTTTTGGGTCTACAGTTTCTCCAATTTTTATATCGGGTATATTTAATTCACCTATTTGAGATGCTGTAAAACCTTTTTGAGTCAACCTATTAACTAAAGTGTTTCGATCAGAGTCTAAAGATAAAGCAATTTTTTCAGCTTCTAATGTGTTGGGTTTACTACCTGATAATAAATTTTGAATCTTTCTTACTTTTGTAGAAAACGCACCTTGATAATTTTTTAATTCATTTTTATTAATATTTGTTTCGACAGCATCCACGAAAACACTAAAAGGTTGTATTGCTCTAGACTCACCCGTACTAAGACCAATAACTTCATTAACACTAAACGGAACTTCTTTTATTCCTGGACCTAAAATTTTTTTTAATTCATTTCTAAAATTTATTTTAAAATCTTTTAGTGTTCCAGATTCTTGGGGATATAGTTTATCAACATTATCTAATGCTAAATTATAGAACGCAGTTCTACGTGCATTGTTTGAAGAATTAATAGCAAGTTGATCTATAATCTTTTTTCCTAACACCGCATCTTTTGAAATTTCTATACCTGTTCTAAATTTTTCTCCTCTCAATAACCTAGAATATAACGCCTCAGTGTTTGCAATTGTGGTAGGAGTTGACATAGAAGTCTTTTGAATTACTTCATCTATGTCTGGTAGTTTTTTAGTATTTTTTAATTTTTTTCTAAAAACCTTATTATATTCTTTAATATTAGCCACCATACCAGAGCTTATTTGTGGAGAGTCTTGTAAGGTATTCCAATTTTTTAAAATATTTTTACCGGGATCTTTGTAACGAACAACGGTTTCTTTGTTAGCAACTGTTCTTATTTTTTTAATATTATCTTTTATAAATTGTGACGATGTATTAGCATCTGGATTTGCCTCATAAGATCTTAAAGAACTTAATTTAATATTAAGTTTTTTAGCCATCTCCTCTGGTGTTAAATCAAAACCTCTAGCTCCTTTTAAAAGTTCTTGGTTTCTCACAAATGCGTTATAGGCATTTGCTTTTTGATTATTTCCAGTTCTGCTAGTTGCTATATCCTTCCAAGGTGTGTCGTAATTTTGGTCATAAAAGTTTTTAAATTTTACACTGTTATTATAATTTTTATCATATTTACTTGCACCTACTTTTAATCCTCCAGCAAATCGTGTTATATTTAAATTTTTAAAATTACCTTTTGCTTTTTCTCTATTTATGTAAGCACTAACAGTTGAGTTAGCTACGTTAGGTGCTCCTGCTTTCTTTTTTATTTCATCAATACGAATATCTAATTCTTTTCCACCTGCTAAAAGTTCTTTTAACTTATTAGCAATTTTTTGCATTTCAGGAGATAAATCACTTCCACCTCCTCGAATATCTTTTACCATTACACCTCCAGGATTTCTGCTAGGCCGCCGCCTTTGAAACCAATAGGGTCAATGCCTAACATCTGTTGTATCTCTCTTATACCATCTGGAAAGTCATCAGGATTTTTTAAAACTTGATTTAATCTTTGCATGTATAAAGTTTTTTCTTTACCAACTAAACTTTTATCCATTGCTACGTTTCTAAATAATGTAGAGATATCTTCTGCCTCTAAACCATACTTACGTATGTCTCCGTAACCCATTTGTTTTCCGCTAGATTTTGCAGCAGCTTTCTTTGCAAGCCCTAAAGCTTTGCCAACTAACTTACCTCTAAAGAATGGTACACGACCACCATCTGCAAAATCAAAGTCAGCTGTAGTTGGATCAAAATTTCTATCAGTTATTGTATTACCTTTTACATCTTTTATTCTAACTAATCTCTTTGCAAATAATTCTATCTGATCTCTGCCGTCTAATTGTGAAACAGATGATGCAACTTTTGGACCGAAATACTTTTGTACTAATAACAATGGATCACCGAGTGCTCCACCGCCACCTTCTGTCATAAATTTTAAATCATCTAATTCCATAACTGACGATAGTGTTGGACCACCTGGAAACTCTGGATCTTCTAAATCTTTAATTGTATTTAAAAAATCTCTA